GGCAACATGAACGCAGAACAAATGGCTGCTTTAGATGCTGATCCTAGATATCAACAATTAAAAAAATATTCACCTGGTTTATTTCAACGCTATATAGGTTCAATAGACGCTGGCGACAATGTTGACCTACAAAGATTTCAGCAAGCAGAAAAACAAAGAAAAGCCGGATTAGATCCTAAAACTGGATTACCACCTGGTGTGCAAATTATGCCCTTTGGTGGAGGTAATCCAGTAGGCGGTTTTGATTATGACATGCCACAGACAGCACCTGACTTTGGCAACTATGATAATCGTATGCCTGATCTTCCAACTGATACAGGTATATATTCTGAGCAATACATACCTCCAACAGTTGGTGGTGGTGATCCAAGATTTATAGCGCCTCCAATGAATCCAGGCATGGGTGGTCCATACACACCTCGCCCTGACCTAGGTCCTGGTGTAGGCTTTGGCGTAGGTTTACCACAACCTGGCTACAGCGATCCATTTCAGGCAGCGCTCTTACGAGGTGACTTCAATCAAACTCCTAGGAACCAATATGACGTTCAGCGTGAAGTAGAAACAATGTTTAATAATCCTGGCCAGGGTGGTGGATTTGTTCCAGAAGGTGGTTTTAACTTTCCTGGTATGCGTAATGATCCATATGGTCCTAGTGGCTTTGGTAATCCTAACATGGGTGGTGCTCCTGCTTTTGGTGCCACTTATCAAAATGGTGTTGGTGTCAGTGGCTTTGGTGCAGGTTTACCACAACCTGGCCAGGGACAACTACCACAAGAAATGGGTATGAGTAATTACACTATTGGCCCAGACGGAAATATTCAAGGTTACAGCACTTTTAGCAATAAACCAAATTTTAATACTGGTGGATTCGGTGGCCAACAAGGACTACAATCAGCATTTAGCCCACAAGGCAACAACTTTGGTGGCGGTGGCTTCATGGGTGGTTCAGGTAGCATGTTTGGTGGCGGTGGTTTCGCTGGCAAGTAGTCATAAATAAACTTGGGGGACAGACTCCCCCAAGTATCGCATAGTAAAGGAAACAGCAATGACGAATACAACTCAAATGGGTGATACACCCAATCCCTGGGACGCTTCAGCAGAAGATGCTCCTGAAAAAACAAAATCAAAAAAGAACAAGACTGAATGGGTCATTGGCTTACCTGAAACCAAGCCAGCCCCTCCCGTAGGTGCCAACGCAGGTGAATATGACATGGACGGTTTAATGACCGACTTTCCCACTGCCAAAGAACTTGAGAGATTTGTATTTGATGAAACGGGGATTGTCTTAAACCTAAAAGGTCGTGCCAATAAACTAAAGTATCAAACTGCCATGGACGCACTAAATGGCGAAACAATTGATCCTAAATTCATTGGTGACAACAATCCCTACATAGATAAAACAGACATGGTTCCTGTAGAACCCATGCCACCTATTCCTGACCGTGATCCAGACTTACCTCCATTTGAAGAAGTTCAAAACTATTTCTTCAGTCCCTTTGTTCCGCATCCAGATCCAGACTTTAGAGCAGTTGGTAAGAAGTGTCACTGCACATTTCGCAAGTATAACGATGGCACCATCAGTTATGAAATCAACGGACCTTGGGAACAAAAAGAAACAGGCACCAAGATTGACAAGTATGGTCGTGAGCGCCCTGAGATCATCAAATGGATTGGTAGCGCAACAGGTGAGCAAATGGTTCAACGTGAAGATGGCACACTAACACCAGTGGGTCGTAGACTACGCACCATGATGCAGAGTCAGCGTATCAACGCAGGCAATATCTGGGACACATTTGTTGACAGAGACTTTGGTCAGTTCAACTCAGAAGCCATTGTTGATCCATGGGGCACGGACTCAAGATTATGAGAGATGGAGACATTTTTCAAGCACAAGAAGCCGCTCGTGCCAAGGACACCATGATCTTACAAAAGGTCAATGGTGCCCACAGGGAAGCATTTAGAAGTCGCTTCCCTGGGCAAGTTGAACATTGTATGCGACTCACAGCAGAACGCCTACAAGCAATACTGACACGCAAGCCTGCTGACCTAGCAGATCCTGCAACATGGAACTGCACCGCAGAAGAAATAGCACATCTAAGTGAAGCACTGTATGTGTTGAGCAAGATCAACAGAGAATATCCTGCCATGGGAGATTCTGTATGAACCTAACAAAGCATGATACCACCACTGTTGACATTGAAGGACAATGGTATAAGGATCAATTGTTTATTACACTGACACGATCTGACCATTATGGTCATGAAACTGGCAGTTTCAAACTAACACTTGATGATGTGGACCTAGAACACTTTATTTCTACCTTGATAGAATTTCAGAGGTAATATGATAGGTGCGGATGTATTAATGAGCAGAGCCCTACTCTGGGCAGTTGATCAACATGATCTAACTATTGATAGTTTGGCCAACATGAATGGTGACCTAAAGAACCAACTGATGGATCTCAGTGTCACAGTAGCTGAAGACATGAAGTTTAATCAACTCAAATACTTTAGACCATTTGAACATCAAAAGAAGTTCTTTGCCACAGGTGCGTCTGATCGTAGAGGCATCTTGGCTGCTAACCGAGTTGGTAAAACAGTAAGCACCTGTTATGAAACTGCCATGCATCTAACTGGCATCTATCCTGACTGGTGGGAGGGTTATAGATTTACTCATGCCATCACTGCCATGGTAGCAGGTGAGGGTTGGAGTCAGGTTGCCTTGGTGCTACAAAATGAATTGATAGGAACACAGGATGTCAAAATTGCAGAAAATCTTGGCACTGGTGCTATACCTCGTGACTGCATTGTGGTTGACACTATGCGTAATGATGGGGCTAACTGTATTGGTGTTGAAGTTAGGCATACTAGTGGTTCCAATAGCTATCTACTGTTTGCTAACTACACTCAAGAAGTAAGACAACTACAGGGTTTCAAACTTAACTTGGCTGTGTTTGACGAACAGCCACCAGATGACTTCTTCAGTGAGATCGTAACGCGAACTGCCACCACACAAGGTAAAGTGCTTTGTTCATTTACTCCACTCAAAGGTCTTAATGGACTAGTAAGCAAGTTTTGGAACAAAGAAACAGGCTATGAATACATTAGAGTTTCATGGGATGATGTTCCTGAATACAGTCCTTGGAATGAACCATTCCTACTAAAAGAAACACGCCGTCAACTTGAACGTGATTACTTGCCACATGAACGTGAAGCACGTATTGCTGGTAAGCCTGTGATGGGCAAAGGTGCAGTATTTCAAATTGGCACATGGCCCACATACAAAACAGGTGAGATTGATTTCTTACGCATGCCAAGAATACAGCGAGTTATTGCTCTTGACTTGGGTCTAGTAAATGACAAAACTGTGATAAGTTTAATGTATTGGGAACCACATGAAAGAACTGCTTTTTTACATAGACAAATTGTTGTGCAGGGTATTGATGAAGCAGTCCCCACTCAGTATGTCAATCATCTGCTTCGTCCTGAAGTTTTTGGCTGTCCTGTTGTGCTACCTGCTGATGCTAGCACTCCTGGCAGATACACCATGAGTAGTAGTAGCATACGTGAGTTATTTGAACAATACGGACTCAATGTGTATGACAAGGCCATTATGAATCCACCAGATGGACAAGGACGTGTGACCAATCATAAAAGTTATGGCATTAACCAAATGCGTCAAATGTTAGAAGTTGGCAGTCTAATGGTCAATGAAAACTGCACCAACTTCTTAAGTGAAGCACAAAACTACTTTGTGGATGAGAAGGGTCGCTTTAGTGATCCAGATGACTGTATTGACTCAGCACGTTATGCCATCATGGCCTGCTTGCAAGGCATTGCTGAACCTTGGGACAATAGAAATCCACAACAGCGAATGGCAGCACAACGTGATAGATATATCAAACCAGATGATAGTAGTAAGCCTGCTTGGAAGAAGACATTCTCAGCATAACAAGGAATAGAAATGACAGAAAAATTTATATGCGCTATAGAACAAAACACAATGATCCTGTGTGAACGACATGCTCAAGCATTTGAAGCGGCAGCACTAGTAGCAGACACACCACACACCATATACGAAATGGAAGATGAAGATGCTGTAGATGCCATGTGTCACGCATGTCATTTGGCAGTGGCCAAAGAATACATAAAGCGTGTTGAAGATGCGAGCACTCCCAAAATTATCTTGCCAGGAGAATATCAATGAGTTACATAGTTGCCAGTTTACCTCCCATCAAGTGCTTTGTGCGTCGTGAGTTTCTTTACAACTTTGAAAAAGGTCATGGAGAACTAGAACCTGCTATCTGGGTTAGTCTCAAAGCCTTGCGTGGACAAGTGTTTAGAATTGAAAGTTTGTTGCCCAACTACGGAGCACTATATGATAAGTTGCCTATACATGCGTATGTGTGGAAAACAGATCACACAGGCAACTTGCCCATTGACATGCTACAGTTATGGGACTGTATGGGCTATCGCTTTACAGTGGTTGAAAAGATTGGACTGCGTAATCTAGGTGTCAAGTTCTTTGGCAAGGATAGACAATGTCATCATGGACAATACATGTTCACAGTGGACTTTTGTGCTGATGGACTTGATGTAGACACAGGCTTTACAGAAGTAGCAGAAGAACACAAGAGTTTTAACTTTATCAAGTTAGAGAACGGACAGTTTGCTATTCAACCCAACAATCGTTGCCAGTGGTATGATCAAAGCCTAGTGCCTACAGAAATCAAAAGGCCTGACTTTCAAGCCGCACAACACCTATGGACTGTGGATGGCACACGCAAGTGGTCAGCAGGTTCTGACTGGTTCTACGACATTGTAGAGCGTAGTGAAGACCAAAATGAAAACACTAAATAACTCATTAGTTAAGGAAACCACATAATGTTGGACATAAAAAATATTCCGTTACAGGACATCAATAAAAATCGCAAGATCAACGCTAACTTTGTGCGTATGAAAAACATGATGGATCTAAAGATGGCCAGTTACCTGCGTTATCTAGGCACAAAGAACGCTGTAAACAGAAGTGTGGACTATCACTACTTGTGTCTAGCAGTTACAGAATCTACTGCTCCTGTTAATGGTATTGATTACATTCACCCCAGTGTAAAACCTGTTGTGGATTATGCCACAGCAGTTATTGCCAAAGGACTCATGCCCAATGGCGAAATCAACTTTGAGTTTGTAGCCGATACAGAAGAAGATGAATTGGCCGCACGTCAAGCAACCAACATGGTCAACAAGGTTGTGAACCAAATGAATGATCCACACTTTATTCTAGAGCGTTGGATCATGGATGCCGCAATGCACAAGAATGGTATGATGATGATCAAACCTGTGCGTGAACAAATTACTCGTTATATAGAAACAGAAGGCACCTTGGATCAGTTACGTGCTTATGAACAACAGGCCGCAGAGTCTGGACTAACTGCACGTCGTCAAAGCAAGCGTCAGATCAGTGTTGACATGGAAAAGGCCAAGGCAGAGATTGAACAGTTACTGGGTCTACAAGAAGCACAGTCAGCAGAATCAATGTTGGATCTAGCAGATGTTGCCATGCGTCAAGCACCAGAAGAATTTGATCAAGATTCAATGACCTCAAATGTTGCTGAAATGAAAGCAGGCGATATGAGTAATCAACAACAGATTATCAATGACGCTATTCGTCGCAACACAATTTACACAGCCAAATACAAACTAACTGGTTATACCATCAACGTCAAGTTTCATCCCATTGCTCAGCACTACTGGGTATGTGATCCAACAGTGGAAGAAATGAAAGATCAACCATTCTGTGGCTACTACGATCCAATGACAATTCAAGAAGCCATGGAACTGTATCCTGACATGGATCTAGAACAGTTTCGCAAACACGCAGAATACAATCAGTCAGGTGCTTACCAAGCAGGCTCAGTGCTAAACAACTTGGCTATTCACGCACGTGACTCAGTGCCTATCATGGGTATTCCTGTATCAAGTTCAGCGTCAGCAGATCCTGATTCAAGACAAGTTAGTATTGTCACTGTATGGAACAAGTTTGACATTGATGGTGATGGTGAACTGGAATTAGTAGAAGTAATTTATTCTGGCTCATACATTATCTCAGCAAGAGAAGTAGAATTTATTCCTGTTGCTTGTATGGTTCCAAAACCCTTGCCAGGCAACTTCTATGGCATGAGCATTGGTGAAAGTGTTGTGCCCATGCAAGAGTATAATACATCAGCCGCAAGAGCCGAGATTCAACTAGGCTTACTAACA